CTGAAGAAAAAGCTTTGGGAGCAGATTCTTACTGCTGCTGAAGACTTAGGCGACCCAACAAATACAGAAACTGGTTGGGACATTTGTTTCAAACGTGTAAAGACTGGACCTCTTCCCTACAATGTTGAGTATCAGTTACAGGCTCTAAAATGCAAGCCTCGCGCTTTGACTGAAAGTGAGCTAGAAGCAGTTGTAGATATAAAGTCTATGGACGAAGTAATGCCTCGTCCAACTCCAGACGCTCAGAAAGAGCTGTTAGATAGGTTGCGTAATGCACCATCTAAAGATGAAAATGATGTTGAAACCTTGGAAGATGAGTTTAACATCGGATGATCCTGTTTACAGCGGACTGGCACATAAAACTGGGACAGAAAAATGTCCCAGTTGCTTGGGCATTAAATAGGTACAATCTATTTTTTGATAAAATTCGAGAAATAGAACGAGAGTGTGTAATGCACATTATCGGTGGAGACTTATTTGATAGAATGCCTACAATGGAGGAGTTAGAGTTATACTTTTCTTTTGTACGTGGAGTTTCTACTCCTACAATAATTTATGATGGCAATCACGAAGCGACAAAGAAAAACAAAACATTCTTTTCGCAATTAAAAAGAGCAACAAGAGATATAAACCCTCTGGTATCAATAATTGATAATTCCTATATAGATGAGAATCTAAAGTTTGGAATATTACCTTATTGTGAACTACATAGAGCAAAGAGTATAGAGGCTTTCGATAGTAGTATGCCTCTATTTACTCATGTTCGTGGAGAGATTCCTCCTCATGTAAAACCAGAAGTAGAATTATATCGCTTCGATTCATTTCCAGTAGTGTTTGCAGGAGACTTACATTCTCACTCAAACACTCAGAGAAATATTGTATATCCTGGTAGTCCAATGACTACTTCTTTTCATAGAAAACACGTGGATACTGGTTATCTACTTATAGATGAGAATAACTGGAATTGGTTCTGGGAAAAGTTTGACTTACCTCAGCTAATTCGTAGAACTGTATCTTCTCCTGAAGATATGGTTTCAACAGACTACGACCATACTATCTATGAAATAGAAGGTGATATACAAGAGCTTGCTGCTATCAAAAATTCCGAGTTGCTAGATAAAAAAGTTGTAAAGAAAAACTCAGAAGCTTCTTTGGTTATGACTTCTGACATGACTGTAGAAGATGAGTTAGTAGAATACTTACTTTATATCTTACAAATAAAAGAAGAAAACTTAGAATCAATATTAGGTATTTATAATGATTACTCTCAAAAAGCTCAAATGGAGTAACTGTTTTAGCTACGGAAAAGATAATGAGCTAGACCTTGATGATAGTACTTTAACTCAAATTATTGGAACTAACGGGATGGGGAAGTCCTCCATCCCGTTAATCATTGAGGAAGCTTTATATAATAAAAATTCCAAAGGCATTAAAAAAGCAGACATACCGAATCGACTAGTAAATGATGGATATGATATTTACTTATCTTTTACAAAAGATGATTCGCTGTATGAAGTAACTGTTAATAGAAAAAATAACATAAAAGTAAAGTTCGAAAAAGATAGCGAAGATATTTCTAGTCATACTGCTACAAACACTTATAAAAACATTCAAGAAGTTTTGGGTGCAGATTTTAAAACGTTTACGCAGTTGGTTTACCAACATCCTAATAGTAGCTTACAGTTCCTAGTAGCAACAGATACAAATAGAAAAAAGTTTCTAATTGATTTGTTACATCTAGAAGAATATGTAAAGTTATTTGACGTATTCAAGGAAGCCGCTAGACTCTCTTTTAACCGTAAAAATAGTATTGAATCAAAAATTGCAACAGTTGAAAAATGGTTGAATGATAATAAATTAAGTGATACAACCATACTGCCACTGCTAAATTTTGAAATTGAGACGGAAGATGAAGAGAAAGAATTGCGTTCTCTGACGGTAGAATTTGAAAATATCTCGGAAAAAAATAAAAAAATTTCACAAAACAATAAATACATTGAGATACTCAAGTCCATTGATATTAATGAGGCTAATAAGATTAATGTAGGAAAGAAAGAATCCTATGACTCTTTACAGAGTGAAGGCGGTAAGTTAAAATCTGAAATTACTGCTGCAAAAAGTTTTCTATCTAAAATTGAAAAACTTGGTGACCATTGTCCTACGTGTGAACAGGACATAAATGCAGAATTTAAACAAGGACTGATAGATAAAGAACTTGATAAAATAAATGAAGCTACTAACAAGTTAAAAGATGAAATTATACCTGAAATAGAGCGTATCAAAGCAAACAATACTCTTTATGATAAGAAAATTAGTATCGAGAATAATTGGCAAGATGTTTATAAGTCTATAGATAAATCTTTGCAAACATCTCTTGTTGATAGAGATGCGCTTGAAACTAGAATAGAAGAACTTCGTAGCGAACTTCGTAAGAAGAAAGCCGAAGTTACTACTATAACAAAAGAAAACGAAGAAAGAACTAAGCATAATACTAGACTCCAAGTAATACTTGAGCAAACTGAAAAGTTTGAAAAAGATCTTTCAGACTCTCAAGAAAGTTTAGAGCAGGAAGAAACACTTAATATTAACCTAGAAATATTGAAGAAAGCCTTCAGTACGAATGGTCTTATCGCTTATAAAATAGAAAATCTAGTTAAAGAACTAGAGACTCTTGTAAATACATATTTAGCAGAGCTATCTGATGGTAGATTTACTCTGGAATTTATAGTACAAAACGATAAGTTAAATGTTCAGATTACTGACAATGGAATAATAGTAGACATTTTAGCACTTTCTTCTGGAGAACTCGCAAGAGTAAACACATCGACTCTGATAGCTATTCGAAAACTAATGAGTAGTATATCAAAGTCAAGACTGAATATATTATTTCTTGATGAAGTAACAAACGTACTTGATGAGCCTGGTAGAGAAAAGCTAGTAGAAGTATTACTAGCAGAAGAAAATCTAAACACTTACATTGTAAGCCACGGATGGACTCACCCTTTACTAGAAAAGATAGAAATAGTAAGAAAAAATAACATCAGTTGTTTAGAAAGGTAGCATATGGTAGATTCAAGAGCGAATGGTGCAAGGGGTGAATACCTTGTACGAGATATGCTTAGAGAGTATACAGACCTAAAATTTGAGAGAGTGCCCGCTTCGGGTGCTCTTGAATACTTAAAAGGTGACTTATATGTCCCTAATGAGAAGAATAGGTTCTGTATTGAAGTAAAAAATTATGCGGATTCTCCGCTAACCGATAAGATTTTTACTCAAGAAAAAACAAATAATTTGATAAGATGGTGGGTAAAGGTACAGGCTCAAGCATTACAAGGAAGCCAAGAACCTTTATTATTTTTTAAGTACAACAGGTCTAAGGTGTTTGTTGTAACTGAAATTAAACCGCAGGAAGGCAGCAAATATTTCTTTATTTCTTGGCTAAAATGTTATATAATGTTGGCTGATGATTGGCTAAAACAAGAAAAAATCGAGTTTTTAAATTATGGTAGCGTTTAACTTTTCTGACAAACTAATAGACAGCGATAGTAGTGCAACTTTAGTAGTTGATTCACTTAACTTAGCATTTCGCTGGAAACATCAAGGTCGAACTGACTTCTGCTCAGACTATGTACGTACAGTACAATCTCTAGCAAGGTCATATGACTGTGGCAATGTAATCATTACTGCTGACTGGGGCTCCTCTACTTATCGTAAAGAAATACACCCAGACTACAAACAAAATCGTAAAGATAAATTTGCCGAACAAACAGAAGCAGAAAAAGAAGCGTTTGAACAATTCTTTTTAGAATTTGAACGGACTCTAGAAGAGCTTTCAGAGTCTTATCCTGTACTTCGCTATAAAGGTGTAGAGGCTGACGATATAGCTGCACACATAGTTAAAGAAAAAGAAAAGTATGGTCTTGACACAATTTGGCTAATTTCTAGTGACCGTGACTGGGACTTATTGATTGGAGAAAAAGTAGGCCGTTTCTCATACGTAACGAGGAAGGAAGTTACAGCAGAAACATGGTCTGACTCCTATGATGTTTCACCTGAAGAGTATATATCCTTAAAGTGCCTTACTGGCGATAAAGGTGATAATGTTCCAGGAATACCAGGCATAGGTCCAAAACGTGCAGCAGACTTAATTCGTGACTATGGCTCTGCCATGGATATATACGATGCTTTACCTATAGATAGTAAGTACAAGTTTATTCAAAGTTTGAACGAGAATGCAGAACAGCTTCTTGTAAACTATCAATTAATGGATTTAATTACATATTGCGATGATGCAATAGGGTCTGATAATATATCAGATATTGAGGGGAGACTATTAAGTGCAGTTAAATTATAATCGTGATAAGTATTTATCTGGGTTTGGAATTAAAACTCTAGAAGATAGATACATGATTGAAGGAGAAAAGTCTCCTCAAGACGCATTTGCAAGAGCCGCAAAAGCTTTTGCAGACGATGATGCTCATGCACAGCGTTTATATGATTATGCAAGTCAACTTTGGTTTATGTTCTCTACTCCAGTATTGAGTAATGGCGGAACAACCCGTGGACTACCAATAAGTTGCTTTCTTAATTATGTAGATGATAGTAGGCATGGACTTACAAATCACTACACTGAAAATGCGTTTCTATCCTCTGTAGGCGGAGGTATAGGCGGGTGTTGGAACGGGGTTCGGAGTGTAGGCTCGACAACGAGCAATGGCTCCGAAAGTACGGGAGTTATTCCGTTTCTAAAAGTCGTAGACGCAGAAATGCTAGCATTTTCACAAGGTGTAACAAGAAGAGGTAGCTATGCAGCATATTTGGATATTTCTCACCCTGAGATTGAGGAGTTTCTTGATGTTCGTAAGCCAACTGGAGGCGATATTAATAGAAAATCTATTAATTTGCATCATGGTGTTGTTGTTTCTGATAAGTTCATGAAACTTATCGAAAAAGCCACTACAGAAGAAGGCTTTGACGATTCATGGGACTTGGTAGACCCACATTCAGGAAGAGTTATAAAAACTATTCCAGCTAAAACACTTTGGGTAAAACTTATCCAAAATCGTGTAGAAACTGGAGAACCTTATATCATGTTTGGAGATACTGTTCAGGATGCTTTGCCTGAGTATCAAAAAGCGAAAGGGTTACAAGTACATCATTCAAACTTATGTTCAGAAATTACGCTCGCAACTGCGGCAGATAGAACAGCAGTTTGCTGTCTTTCAAGTGTAAATCTGGAAGAGTATGACTCTTGGAAGGACAATGAAATGTTTATTCCAGATCTTATAAGAATGCTTGATAATGTACTTACACATTTTATAAAAAATGCCCCAAATGAGTTAGAAAGAGCACGTTACAGTGCGTATATGGAAAGAAGTTTGGGTCTTGGAGCTATGGGATTTCATGCTTACTTGCAGAGACATAATGTTGCATTTGAAAGTGTAACTGCAAAAAGTATGAATATTAAAATGTTTAGGAGAATTAAAGATGAAGCACTCCGTGCTAGTAAAACTCTTGCTGTGGAGCGTGGAGAATGTCCTGACGGTAGTGGCTATGGTGTTCGTAACGCTCATTTATTGGCTATTGCTCCTAATGCTAGCAGTAGTATTATTTGTGGTAACACTAGCCCAAGCATTGAACCTTACCGCGCTAATGCATTTGTACAAAAAACTAAGACAGGAAGTTCACTTCTCAAAAACGAGTACTTAGAGCACGCTCTTGATGAATTAGATATGAATCATGACGAAGTGTGGCAAAGCATTGTAACGAATAACGGTTCAGTACAGCATCTAGACTTTTTAGATGACTATACAAAGGATGTATTTAAGACTGGAGTTGAGATAGACCAGAGATGGGTTATTGATTTAGCCGCAGATAGACAGCAATATATCTGCCAAAGCCAGTCATTGAATGTATTTTTCCCTGCGGATATTTCAAAACAAGAGCTTCATGCTATTCATATGATGGCATGGAAAAAGAAAGTAAAAACTTTATACTATCTACGAAGTGAAGCTATGAAAAGAGCAGATAAAGTATCTGATGAAGCTTTGAGACAGTATATATTCGACGCAATTGATGAAAACTCTTGCGTAGCGTGTGAGGGCTAATATGAATCTACTACAAGAACGTAATTATTACAAGCCCTTTAATTATCCTTGGGCTTTCGAGTACTATAAACAGCAGCAGCATATGCATTGGCTTCCTAGTGAAGTCAATCTAGCTGATGATTTAAGAGATTATCGAGACAAAATGTCTCCAGCAAATCGTAACTTGATTAATTGTATTTTTCGATTCTTTACTCAAGCTGATGTAGA